AGCCGGCAGAGCACGCGCTGCCAGGCGCACCTGACCGCCGCCCATTGGGCGGCTTTTTGTTGCCTAAAAATTGGGAGAAGGCCTCTTGGACAGCGCCAACAAGCAGACCGCCGTCATCGCCGAGGCGGCTGTCGGTACCACGCCGGCAACACCGGCCTTCCTGCTCGCCCGCGACATCCGCGTCAGCGGCGCGCCGCAGCGCCCCAACACCCGCTCGCCCGAGCGGCGCAGCGATCGTCAGGCCGCCTCGATGGTGCAGGGCGTTGCGACCTATCCCAAGCAGATCGAACTGCCCTGGGTACGGGACGCGGCCAGCGACGTGCTGTGGGCCTCGCTCTTTTGCAGCCCCTGGGTGTCCAATGTCCTCAAAGTCGGCTCGGTACGAACCGGCACGACGTTCACCCTGGAAGAGAAGTACGAGGGCGGCGCCACCGACCCCTATCGCCGCCTGACCGGCTGCATGGTCGACAACGTCTCGATCGCCTTCCAGAACGGTAATCCGGGCCAGCTCAACTTCTCCCTGCTGGCCCTGGGCGAGAGCACGGCGACGACGGCGATCACGGCCTCGACCTATGCCGCCCCGACGCCGGCCTACGATCCCTCGACGCCGGCCGACATCGTCGTCAACAGCCTGTTCGGCCTTGCCTCGCCAAAGGTCCGCTCGCTGCAAATGCAGATTTCTAACAGCCTGCAGCAGCAGTACGCCTTCGGCTCGGCCGATCCCTTCGCCATCGGCCTGGGCGAGTTCAATGTGCAGGGTGTGGTCGAGGTCTACTTCAACGCACTGGCCGACTACTCGGCCTTCGTCGTCAAGCAGACCGGCCAGACCTTCGACATCACGATCGGCGCCACAATGAACTTCAAGGACCGGCTGGTGCTGGGCAATTGCGACGTTTTTAACCCGAACGTCGACGACCCCGGCCAGACGGGCGTCCACGCGGTCTCGCTGAACTTCCTCGGCAAGTACTACGCCACCGATGTGTCGGCGATGAAGCTCACGCGCAACGCACCTTAATCGCACCCCGGCAGCGGAGACCGACATGGAAACTTCCGTCCTCATTCTTCAGTCGTTTCATCGCTTCGTGTCCGAAGGCGAGGGCCGGCCCGAGCGCAAGGAGCGTTTCGCCCAGGGCCAGACGGTGAGCGTGCCCGAAGAGGACGCCGCCGACTGGATCGCCAAGGGCCTCGCACGAGAAGTCTGATTCCCGAAAGCCCGCGGCCTCTGCCGCATCCCATTCCGCGGAGCAAGACATGAGCCAGTTCAAGTTCGGCAATATCGACAAGCTGAAGCGCCAGCGCGAGATCGAAGGCGAGAGCGGCACCGAGATCGGCCTGCCCGGCGGCATCTCGCTGATTGCGCTCTGCGCCTCGGACGCCAATCCGGCCTGGCGGCGCGGCGGCGAGGATTTTCTGGCCGAGCTGAAGAGGCTGAGCCGCGCCCATGCGCCGGACGAGCGGGTAAAGCGTTTCCTGGCCGAGCAGCTCGCCCGCATGCTGGTGAAGGACTGGAGCGGTGTCGTCGATGAGGACGGCAACGCCATCCCCTTTAGTTCGGACGCGTGCGTGGAATTCCTGATCGAGGCCGACGATGCGATTCCGGCCTTGCAGGCGGTGGTCTACGAGACGCAGAACTTCCGCGGTCACCGCATCGAAGCGATCGTCGACCGCGCAAAAAACTGATCCGCTGGGACAGCACCAACGCTTCCGAGATCGCGGGCTGGAGCGATCGCGCCCGGGCGGGCGATGCCGAGTTCGTCGACCGCCTGCTGTCCCGGCCGCAACCCGACATCGAGACGGCGCCCTGGTGGGAGGCCTTCCAGTACCTCGCCCGGGATCGAACCCTGGTGTCGGTATCCCTCGGCATGGGTGGTGGCCTGTTGCTGCCGCAGAAGATTCCACGCGAGGCGATCCGACGTCACGGCCGGGCCCTTCGTCTCTCGGGCGAGGAACTGGCCGACTTCGTGGAAATCGTCTCCGGCATCGACGACTTCTGGGTCGTGACCGAGCAGCGCAAGCAGACGGATGCAGCGGTTCGCGCTGCCAGGGGCATGAGCAGGCAACGCTGATCCATGGCTGAAGAAACCAAGATCATCCGGCTCGTCATCGACAGCTCGAAGGCCGTCGACGGCGGGCGGGCGGCGCAGAGGGCGCTGGAACAGATCGAGCGCAGCACATCCTCCGTGGATGGCGCCATGGCGCGCATGGAGCAGTCGCTGGGGCGGGTCGGCGGCATGATCAAGGCGCACCTCGCCATCATGCTCGCGGACATGGCGGCGCGGCTCGTCGAGACGGCGAAGGCCGCGGTCGAGGCGGTGGGCGGCCTGGACGAGCTGGCCGAGCAGCTGGGGCTGACGACCAAAGGGCTACAGGCGCTGCAGTTCTCGGGCGTGCAGAACGGCCTCAAACTGGAGCAGCTGGAGACCGGCGCGGCAAAGTTCAGCCAGAAGATCGGCGAGGCCGCCAACGGTTCGAAGGAGATGATCGAGGCCCTCGATCATCTGGGCGTCAGAATACTCGACGTCGACAAGACCCTGCGGCCGACCGAGGACGTCATGAGCGATGTCGCCCGGGCGATCCTGGCCATCGAAGACCCCGCCAGGCGCGCCGCAGCGTCGGTCGAGTTCTTCGGCAAGGCCGGGACGCGGTTCCAGCCCGTGCTGCAGGATATCGCCAGGGGCTTTGGCTTCATGGGCGAGGAGGCCCGCAAGGGCGGTGCCCTGGTCGACGAGCACGTGGTCAAGCGGCTCGATCAGCTGTCGGACGCCTTCGAGCGCGGCAAGCTTCGCTCGCGGGCGGTCTTTGCCGAGATGGCGGTCGCGGTTCTCGACATGGCCGACAAGGCCGTCGATGCCTACCGCAAGATTCTGGCGCAGCAGGCAACGCTCGGTTCGGGGGGCGGCTACCAGTGGGAGCGCGACTTCCAGTCCTGGGTGGAGAACGCCGTGTCGAACATGGCGGGCGTAGGCGCGGGCGTCGTCGAAGTCTTCCGGGGAGCCGCCGAGCAGGTGGTAAAACTCTGGATCGACGCCTTCAACCGCGTCCTGGCCGGCGCCGAGCAGGTGCTGAACAAGCTGAAGGAGTTCTCTACGTTCGGCCTGGGTGATGCGATCGCCCTCGGCCGGATCCCGGGAGGCGGTGCCAGCGTCAACGATTTTGCAGGCGGGGTCGCGCAGGCAGCCGAGACGGCGCGCGCCGACACGCAGGCCTACTACGCGCGCCAGCGCAGCCCGTTCGGCAAGGCTTCCAGCGGCACCGCCTGGGCGGTCGTGAACGATGGCCTGCCGGCGCAGGACGGCCCCCGGCCGGGCGTCTTTAATCCGCCAGCCAAAGCCGGCGGCGGCAGCTCCGAAAATTCGATCGACAAGCTTCAGCGCGACGGCAAGCTGGCGCTTGAGGCCGCGCAGGCGTTCGCGGATGCCTCGGCGGCCGGCGCCAAGGCGGTCGGTGACCTCGAGGTTCACTACAAGGCGGTCAAGGACGCGCAGGACGCTTGGACCAAGAACACGGCCAAGGGGAAGATGTCGCTTGATGAGCTGACTCGCTCCGTCGAAGAAAATCTCAAGGCCACCGACAAGGCCAAGAACATCAAGGAATTCGGCCTCTCGACCGAGACGCTGGAGAAGCAGAACGCGCTGCTGGCGGCCGAGAACGGGCTTGTGGGTGAGACGGTCGAGGTCCGCAGCCGCGAGATCGCGCTGCTCAAGTTGAAGCAGGAGATCGAGCAGAAGGGCTACGACGAGAGCGATCCGCGTGAGCGGGAAATGCTCGACCGTCGCCGCGAGGCCATCGACCTCAATTCCAAACTGACGGCACAAGGCGCGGAAATCAAAGCGGCCAACGAACTGTGGACCGAGCCGCTCAAGCAGGCGTTCCGGAATATCCAGTCGTCGGCGGCCGACGCCTGGGAAAACATCCTGACGACCGGCAAGTTTTCTTTCGCGTCGCTCGGCGAGGTGTTCAAAAAGACCATCACGCGCATGGCCGCCGAATTCCTGGCGCTGGCGACCATTCGCCCTGTCATGTCGGTACTGGTGCAGGCCGCCACGGGTGCCGGCCTCATGTCGTCCGCGTCCGCTCAGCAGATGGGTTTCGGCGGCGGCGGCGGCATGGGCATGCCCTCCCTTGGCGGCAGCGGCGGCAGCGGCGGAATGCTCGGTAGCGCGGCCGATTGGACGAACAGCGGCGGCTCGGGCTTCTCTTTCCCATCGTGGGCTGGCGGCACCGGCAGTGGCAGCGTCGCGGGATTCCTCGGCCAAAACCTATACGGCGGATCGGCTATCGCCGGCCCGCTACAGCCCGGCGCTGCGTCGCTCGGTATGTCCGGCGGCATTAGCCTGGGTGGCGCATTGTCTGGAATCGCCGGCATCGGCATGGGCGCCTATTCGCTCATGAACTCCAAGAGCACCGGCCAGACCATCGGCAGCATTGGTCAGATGATCGGCGGCGGGATGATGCTGATTCCGGGGATGCAGATCCCTGGGATGATCGTTTCGGTTCTGTCCAGTGTGCTACCCAGCCTCATCGGCGAGCCTGACACCCGGACGCACAGCTCGACGAACGCCTCGCTGCACTACGGCAATGGCAACTGGTACACGACCGGCGGTGCATATGGCCCGAACGCCAATAGCGGCCAGTCGGAAAGCGCGCTGCGCGGCCTGACGGGCGGCATCGATTCGCTGCTGGGCATCCTGGGCGGGGTGAAGGACCCGTCGAAGGTCTGGGGGCTCAACGCCTCGTCCTGGACCGCCCAGGGTAAGGACTGGAGCTATACCAGCAACGCCACGCACCTCGTCGACCCGGAGACGGGCAGCCAGGAAGCCTGGCGGATGAACATGGACGACATGATGGACACCGGCGCCGCCCAGGTGGCGATCCGGTCGATCCTGTCGGGCGCTGTCGGCGAGATCTCGGCGACGATGAAGACCGCGCTGGAGTCCATGCGCGCCGCTTCCATGGGCATCAAGGAGACCGCCGAAAGCATCGTCTTCGTCGATGACGTCTATGAGCGGCTCGGCAAGGGCGCGCTGACCGTCCGGACGCAGTTCCGCGAGCTCGAGAAGCAGTTCGGCGACATGACCGACAAGGCGACCAGGCTCGGGCTCGCCCTGGCGCCGATCGAGGCCGAGCAGAAGAAGGCCACCGAACGCCTCGGCCAGGACTATGTCGACAACCTGATCGATCCGGTCGCGGCCGGTCTGCGCGCCTGGGAAGACGAGAAGCAGTCGATCCTGGCGAATATCGATTACATCAAGCAGCACACTGACGTCGTCGTCGATAACGCGCGTATCACCGAAGCCCTGCTGCGCAAGGAAGCCGCGCTGAAGGAGCAGCTCTATGGCGGCGCGATCTCGCAGCTCGAGGATGCGATCAGGCGGATGACGTATGGCGACCTTGCCAATCTCTCGCCCACCACCATGCTGACGGGCGTGCAGGCGGCCTACCGGGCCACCGTCGCTCAGGCCCGTTCGGGCGACAGCAGTGCCATCGCGCGAGTCGCGGCCGAAGGCACGACCTTCGCGCAGACGGCGCAGTCCTACTATGCGAGCGGCCCGGACTACGAGGCGCTCAAACAGCGGATCCTTGATGACCTGCTCACCATCCAGTCGCA